AGCATCTATTCTGTTTTTTGTTTCTGTTTGTTGTCTTTCAAGTTCCGCTATAAAATTATCTACTATCTTTTTATGCGATTCCATTTCTTGCTTATCGTATAAGTCAATAAGCTTTTGTTTTTCTTTCCGTGTTAAGTTAGTAGCTTTTAAAGTGTCTTCACGTAGTCTGTCAAATTTTAATTTGTTTTCTACTATTTCTTTTTTGCTTCCTTCTTCAAGCAATTCTACTTGTGCATCTTGTATTTGTCTTGTAGCATTTAGCCTGTCTGCTGCATATTGTTTTTGTCTTTCTGCTTCAGCTTTGTCTATTGCTGCAATTTGTCCTTTTAATTCAAGAATTTCTATGTCCGCTGCAATCTCAAGTTGTCTATTGTTAAAAGCTGCAAACCTTTCTTTTTCACGTTGCTTAATTGCAAGTGCTTCTTTTAATATTTGCTTTTCAAGTTCTGCCGTGTTTTTGCCTTGTGCTTTTAAATATTCTATTTCTGCTTGTCTGTATTCTGCTTGACGTATTGCTATTTCTTCTTGACGCTTTGCACGTTTTTCTTCTGCAAAACCTGTAATGCCTATCCAGTCTGTTAAGTCTTTTAAACCTTGTATTGCTACGTCTATTGCATCTGTAAACACCGCAAAATATCCTATAATAGCAACAAGTGTAGTAACCAACAATGCTAAAGGATTCAATCTTACAATAGCGTTGAATGCCTTTGTTGCTTTACCAGCAAGACCTATACTTTTTGTGTAGTCTAAAACGCCTTGAACACCTTGTTGCAATGCTAAAGCGCCTTGTACTTTTAGAAGTGTTTGTTCTAAAGCTTCACTTTCTGAACCTACTAAAGCCATTGCGCCTTGTACCGCTGCAAAACCACTTGTTGCACCTGTAATTGCACCACCTAACTTTTGACTAAAAGTATTTGCTGCTTGATCTACTGCTAAATCTGTTTGTATTTGTACCTTGCGATAGTTACCTACATTCTTTAAAAGTTCTTGGTATTCTTTACTTGTAGTGTCACCAGCTAACGCAAGTTCGTAAAGCCTGTCTTCAGCTTCACCCATTCTTGTAGTAAGTGGTTGTAGTTCACCGTAGACTTCTTCAAATGTTTTGTTTAAGCCTTCTACAGAATCGTTTGCAATGTTGGTTGCTTTTGCAAAGTTTTCAAAGTCCTTTGCTGCTTCGTCTGCATTGTTGTTTATGTCAATGTTTATTGTTCGTTTTTCTGCCATTGTTTAAGTCTTTTTTTTAACACTTGTTCACGTTTCTTTTGCTTGTAGGTTTCCTTAAATCCTTTTGGCATTGCATACAGTCCTTTCGCTACTTGTATGTTATAGCTTTCTTCTATAAAGTCGTCTATCTGTAGTAAGTCTATTATGTTCTTTAACATTACGGTTGTTGTTGTATAAATATTTGGTTTGCTACTTGTGTGCCGTCTGCATAATCGTATGTTACAGTCAAAGTGTAAATAGCTACGTTACCTTCTTCTGTTCTTAATCTTATGAAGTCTTCCGTGTTTATATAGTCTGCATCGTCTTCCGTTGTGATCAATCCAACCGTATCGGTATTTGCTGGTATGCAAACTTCTACTACTCCGTCTGTCGTTAGTGTGCTTGGCGTAATAGTTACTCCAGCATCGCTTGTAGTTATTGTAGCACTTACTGCACCATTCGGAAACAATATTCTAACTTCTAAACATTGCGCTTGGTCTGAAGGTTGCAAAGGTTGTATTGGTTTGCCACCTCCTTGACTTATAACGTCTGTAAAGTCATTTAATAAAACAAAGTTTACTTCACCTGTTGTTAGGTTTGACTTCATATCGTTAATCATATAACGTTTGTCACGTATTATAAGTCTGTCGTTTAGCTTTAGGTTTGTAAGTAAGCTAATTGGTAAGTTCGTCTTTACGGTGGTTTCTCTGTTCTTTAAATTGTATAGGTTGCTTAAATAAGGTTGGTAATAAACACTATACAAAGTATTGGGTACTATCGCATCTAACAATGTGCTAATATCTGCATTAAAGTTTAGTGTGTAGTTTACGTTTGTATCTTTTAAGTCTTGACCGAAAGGCGCATAAGAAGTTAAGGTTTCTGGCGTTACATTATCCGTAAAACTAAACGAAGTCGTTTGATTTTCGTATTGATACATTATCAAAGGTTTTGGCGTGTATTGGTTGCCGTCTTGGTTTAGTGTTTCACCAATTTGTAAAGTAGTACCTACAAACTTTTGCATCATCATATTTTCAAAAGGTAATTCTACTTTAAAGTCGCCACCGTCATAGTCAAAACTTACGCTTGTGTTACCGTAACCTCTGCTTGTTAAATCTCTAAATATTGTATTTGTTGCGCTTTCGCTTTCTTGGTATTTAAACTCTATGTTTTTGTAAAGCTTTACACGATCAATATTAATACTTTCTATGTCCGTGTATTCGGTAATGTCTACTACTGCACCTTTGTCGTACCAATCACTTAACGGTTCTATTTGGTAAACGTCTTGTTCTGTTCCGTAGCAAGTCAAATTAAACATTTGTAGAATACCTCTAAAAAAACTTTCTACCGTCATATCTGGCAAATAACTTGCAACACCAAAAACACTTAATAAGGCAAAAGGTGTAGTTCTACCATAAAATAAATTGCTTAAAATTATAGTAGACGAACCGTCAAAAATAGTACATTCTTGTTGGTAGCTTATAGATATGTTGATCGTCATTGCAGCAGTACCACGTACTTGAAAAGTATATATTCTGTTTAACGTTTGAATAAATCCGTCATCGTCTGCAATTCCATAACTTGCGTTGCCTGTACCTTCTATTGTCTGCACTAATTGACCGTTAGAAAATACGTCTAAATAGTAAGTGTCTGAAGACGTTGTAAACACACTTGCACCTACTCTATTTCTATAGCTTACTACTGAATAACCACTTGGTAAACTTGGAAACGTTGTAGTGATAGGTTGGTAAGTGTATGTTAGTGTGTCTGCCGTTAAGTCAAAATAGTCTGTGTAATTTAAAGCACTATTGTAATTGTTACCACCTAAAGCACCTGTTTGAAAGTCTAAACCTTGTGGTTTACTTGTAAATAAAAATTCGTTAGTATTTTGACAAAGTAAATAAGCCTTTTGAAATTGTTGACTATCTAAAAAAGTACCGTTAAATGTTACTCCGTACTTTGTTTCCATTCCAGAAAATATAGTAGCTACTTTTATTGCTGGAAATAATTCGTCAAAATGTACTGCACCTACTCCTGTGCTTGGATTAATGTCTGTACTTCCTCCGTTTCCGTATGTAATATCTCTGTCAAATATTAGCGGAAAACGTATGTCATAATCTATTGCACCGTTTATAATTCTGTTTTTTACCTCTGTTGCATTGTAAGTAAAGTCCGTAGTAACTAACTTAATGTCTACAAGTTTGTCATTGCTAAACTTATCTTTAAGGCTCAATACATCACCATAGAAAGTAATTTGGTAACTATACGCACGATTGTTTTTTACTTCTGCTTTTTCAAGACTTATTTTACCTGTTCTGAATGAAGTAGATTCTATTTCTATAGTTCCGTTTCTTCGTAGGTTAAAGTCTAACGTGCTATCTACGTCATTTTGGTAGAAGTGTTGAAATATAGCGTTGTTTGCTGCCGTTGCTGGTACGCTAAAAGATTGGCTAAAGTCTGTAAATACTTTACTTATGTCTTGAACGTTTTGTTGCGTACTTGTGACGCTGATAGTTTCGTCTTTAAATAAGTCTAAACGTTGACCTTCTATGTAAACTTGTACGGTTCTCATTATACTACGTTTGAGATAATATCGTAAGCAAAATCAAAGGTAAGTTCGTAATTCATAACGCCTTTGTTTATGCCTTTTTGTTTAAGTAAACTTTTTGTTTGAACGTTTGCTGGTGTGTAAGCTGCTGCAAATAATCCGTCTTTTTGGTCTGGATCATAAACCATAACTTTTTCACTTAACAACAATTCTTGTATATATTCACCGTACAAGTCGTTTACCCAACCTGTGTTTAATTTGATTGATTCTGTACCGTTCTTGCTAAATTCTTTTACTTGTCCTTCGCTTGTAGGCACATAAGGTAATACGCTTGGGTTTACTTTGTAGGTTTCTGCCTTTACGTTTATGTTTCGTGTTTTTGCTTTTAGAAAGAATATTCTTGCCCAACTTCCATAACGATTTATGAAGTCAACTGCAACAGGTGTATATTTAGGTTCACATTGTGCTTTAAAGTTTGCAGTCCAACGTACTGCGCTTCCTCCTCCTAAATATTCTACTTTGTTACCGTCTGCAATGTAAGGTAAGTAAACTCTGCTAAAAGTTTTTATTCCAGCAGTTGTTAAAGTTACCGTATGTGTTGCACCTGTCGAAAGGTTCGTATATTTAATTGCGTCACCAATTTCTAACTCTGCATCAAAGCTTCCAGCCATATTTATTATAGAAGTAGACAACAAAGAAGTATCGTAATTATAGAAGTATGTGCCTTCACTTAAAAAAACTGTACTACTAAAAGTGTTGAAGCCTTCCATATAATAGTTGAAGCCGTACATAAATTCTTTTGTAGTGCTTGTCGCTATAAGTGTGTATGTTCCGTTGGTTAGTTTCTTGTATGTTTTGTAAACTACATTTACTTTATAGTTCGTGTTTATGTCAACATCGTAAGTATTGTATAAATTCTGCCAATTTGTAAACGTGTAATATTCGTTTACGTAAGGTGAAATGTTATAATACATTTTAAGATTGTTAGAAGCTGGTATAAGTTTACTTAAAGTGTATTGTGGTGACGCTGGTTGTGAACCTGTCTGCCATATAAACACTTCAACTTTAGAACCAGTTACGCCTGTTTCTCCTGTTAAGTCTATTTCAATATTGTACGGTGATCGTGAAGGTATCATTGTTTAAAATTTGATTTCGTTATTTGGTCAAATAGTTGTTCCATATCTAAACCATATTTTTCTATTAGTTCTTTTGGCAATTTCTTATAATACTTTTCAAAAGGTTTAGTAAAAAACATTGTTGGTTTTATACCTTTCTCAAATATGCTTCTTGCAAGTGCAAAGTTTAAACCTTTTCTACTTTTGAATTTACCTTTTATGTCACGTGGTGCTATGCCTTTTTTTATTGCCCATTTATCAAAAGCTTTAGGTGGTGGCATTTTGTTCGTGTATTTGTAGCCGTCTAAACTCTTACCACTTTTTGTACCTTTTACACCTCTGTCTTGAAAGAAGCCGTATTCGTCCATCTCAAAACTTATTTGTATACTATTTTTAGATTCTTTAACATAAGACTTTAAAGACCTACTCAAATTGCCTGTAGTGTTTTGGCTTTTAAGGTTCTTCTGTGCATCACGTATTACGCTATCACGAAAGTTGTTTAAAACGTCTTGTATGTTTTCAAATTCTGCCATTAGCAAATAGTCATACCGTTTGGAATTAATATGTCTGTTGTCATT